TATCACTTTAATAATGGAGGTTACATGGACGAATGTCTTTCATGGCAAGCGAAACTTGCTAAAAGCAATATCAATATATTAGGTGTCACAGATGGGATGGCCATTATTGAGTTCACCTACCACCCTAAGCCAGGTGTATTTAAGTGGTGCAAAACTTTGATAAACGTAGAGGACGCACACGGTCTTGAGGAGGTTGCCGTTGTAATACTGGAAGATGTACTCTCTATTAGGAAAGAGCTGGAGGGGTAGAATATGGTGGGTAAGAACGAAGGGCAGTTTGACGTACAAGATAGTGCATCAATCGCTGCTGCTTTCGCTGTTATGCGTCAAGACCCAAATATTCCTAAAGAGTTGATGGAGAGATTAACAGGGGTACTTGAGGCAGAAGTTACAGGGGAAGGCATTAAGGTAGTACCTACTGGGGTTAAGAAGATACAGCACGATGTCATGACTGAATCTTTGGAACAATACGATGTAGTTGCTATTAAGGGGGTAGACCGCTATTACAAGAGACCAATGGTTGATGGTGTCCCTGTAGATGAGGTTTATCAGCCTACTGATAAGGAAGAGTTGATGAATATCATCACAAAGAATTATCAGAAAATAACAGGGACGGTGGACGGTGCAGCTATTGACAAAATTTGGAATAGCGTAGATAAAAAGATTAGGATGGAAAATTCAATAGAAAAAGTAGACAACACAATTATCCAGTTAATCCCTGGCAAGTTTTGGGATACAGAAACTGGTGATGTATATGATAAAATCCCTGATGGGCGCAGATGTTTTAGAAGGCTATTCGACACCCCTAAGGAGACCAAACATATTGTAAAATATGCATCTGGTACATTCGATGAATATGGGGATGTGTTAGTAAAATATATAGATAGTGCCTGTGCAGAGATGATCCTCAATGATGGTGACCTGAAAGAGGATGAGGATTTCTTCTTCCTCCAGACTGTCGCTAATGGGAATCACGAGAGGTATATGGATATCCTCGGGATGTTTTCCACATTCTTTATGAAGAACAAACCTTTGGGCACATATATCTTAGAAGGTAACGGGCGTAATGGTAAATCTGGTGTAATCGGTTTGATCCATACACTTATGGGGTCGAGGAACACCTCCAAGTTACAACTAGGGGAGCTTGGCAACTGGCATAAGAACCACTGCCTTATGAACACCTTGGTGAACGCCCCTGACGAGGAGAAGCCTGGCACTCTAGAGGACACTGATCTCTTCCGTGTTATCGCCGACCATGGTGACATCGAGCTAGATGTGATGCATGGACAGAAGCCTATCGAGGTATCTTGCGACTTCCAGTGTGTATCTGCATCTAACCACCTACCTAACTGGGAAGGCAACGATGCAGAGGCTTGTATTCGCCGTGCTCGCATTATTCCGTTTACAGCTGACCTATCTGGAAACGATAATAAGAACGAGAGCTTTGAGAAGGTTACTTACACCCCTGATAGGATGGTACATTTCTTAGGCACAGTGCTTGGTATTGCCAGATATTATATGACTCGTGACTTTCCTGTTAGTAGAAGTTCTGAGATTATGCGCGATATTCTCCGTGAGAACATGGTGTCCTATCGTATCTTCTATACTACCTTCATCAGCTACTTCGGTAAATACCACAAGTTGCGTGAGGTGTATGATGACTATGTAATCTGGTGCAAAGATAAAGGATATAAGATTAACAAGTATGACGAGTTTAAGGAAGCCTTCAATGATTCTAGGGAGAAGAAGACTAGACACACCGATGATAGGGTCGCCCTTGATAATGTATATAGAGTAAGCAACTTACAGACATGCTTCTATGCAGAGTGGGTTTGCCCAGAGGCTAAGACTTTCGGCACGATTGCACAGATGCATGAAAGTGGCGTGAGTATCTTATCTATCCTCGAGAACTTGAGACAGAAAGAGACTGAAGATTGGGTGGGAGGGCTATTCGATGAGTAATCTAGCTGACAGAGTGATCCAGGCTAATGAACATGAGAATGCTCCTGAGGAAGAGAAAAAAATATCACTAGATGATATAGGATTCCCCCTTCCGAAGCCAGATACTGAGAAAGCATGGTGCGAATATCTCACCGCCAGAATATTATATCTGAACAATAGAATGTATAAGTTCCATGGGTTCTTATGGCTGCAGGATGAGTTCATTAGAGAAAATAAGAACACTTATTATCGCTTGGCGAAGTATCCTAAACAGATTACTGACCCACAGTGCCAGTATGTCTGGAGAAGACTCAAGGAGATAGTACCAGAGTTAGACCCAGATGTAATAGCGATATTACCAGATATGACTTTTAATATGAAAACCGGGGAAGTGAAACACGAGAAGGTGTGGACAATTACCCCGTGGGAGGAAGAATAATGGCTAAGGAAGCTGATTTTCAGAAAAATGTGATTAAGTGGCTTAAGTCTAAAGGCTGTATCGTCTTGAAGTATGAGGCTAATGCCACAACCAGGGTTGGGATACCTGATGTGTTCTTCTGCAAAGAAGGGTTCTATGGTTTTCTTGAGTGCAAGAAAGCTAAGAACTCTCCTATTCGCCCAGGGCAGAAGGAGTTTATAACTAAAGTAAATGAGTGGAGCTACGGGAAAATAATCTTCCCGGAGAATTGGGCCGAAACTCGAAAGGAACTGGAGCAAATGCTATGAAAAAAATATTAGTATGTACATGCTTCAATCAGGAAAAGAAGGCGAGAGAGGCATTCTCAGTTCTTTTCCCAGGCGAAGTCTGTCCAGATGTAATTAAGGGCAAAGATAAAATATTCAAGTTTGCAAAAGAGGTAGATAATAAACACATCGAAGCCATAGCTAAATTGTCTGGCAGGTTTGCTTATTATGTAGAATTAGATGGGAACAATATTGTAAAAGAATATGATCTAGTGAAGGGGACTAGGATAAGATGAAAAAGTTTTTCATGTACCTATGCAGATGGGAACTTAGCACTTTTATCTTGGCTCCCTGTATCGCTTGGCTAGGATTTATGGGGGAATGGCCAGCAGCAATAATTGCTAATGCTATAGGTGCATGCATATTCTTTTTTGTTGATAAATGGATTTTTAAGGAGGAAAAATGATATTGGTTGTTACTTGCCAATGCGGTTCAGTAGAACAGAGGGCTAGGGGATTTTTGAAAAAAGTCGGCTACGCCGACTGGTTAAACATCCCGATTCATAAAGGGAAAGAGAAGGCCAGAAAAGCTCTCCAGTATATTCCGCAATTTCCAGAAGTTGAGATGCTAAATAACTTCCTAAATAATGCTGGCAAATATGTAGTTATATTAGGCTACGACAAGAATGAGTGTAGGTGGTCAGACATATCACGAGGTGGTTTAAAAGCTGAAGTAGATGCTGAATACATAGTAAAACAATTTGCTTGACCGAAAAGGATATACATTATACAATAAAATTAACTAATAGGAGGACAATATGTCACCAACAAACTTAGCTCCAGGGTTTATCAGTATTGATGACGCTGTAGCACTCATTAAATCAGATACACGTTCTAATCCAGTTGTAGATATGGATTATATCGTGTCACGAATTAACTGGATTGAAGTAAATCACAACTTCCGCATTCCAAGAATTCGTAGGCTAAAACCAGAAGAAGTTTATCGTACTAAACGTGGTAAGACTGTTGAATACCAATACATTGGCGATGCAAATGTATCTATCCTTACAAGCTTTGATAAAGAACTTCTTAAGAAGACAATCCGTGATAAATATCGTGAATTAGTTGGTCATGAATATAAAGAGAAAATCACTCGTGGTATTTCTACTGTTGCTGATGATGCAGAGGGCAGACAGGCCGTACAACCTCGTGCCAATAAACCAATTGCTAAAGAAGGTGACTCTATCGGTGACCACGGCATTACTACTACTAATGGTGCAGGGTTGGAGGTGTAGATGGATCCACGAAGACCTGAGTTAGCTGTTTCTCGCATGAGAGAGCTTATGAAACAATTTGATGATATTATGTCTAGAATCAAGGTTGCTGAAGTTTCTAACAAACTTGGAGAGTTTGAACGTGAAGGCGCTTTAGTTATCCAAGAAATTTGCTTAGTCGCTCCTCGCCTTCATGAGGCTATGATGCAAGCATCTCGCACTCGCAGGTTCACCCTTTCTCATCAGCCTGTTGAACCTGTGGAAAACTATGTCGCTCCTAACCAAGCAGAACCTGTTATTGTAGAACCAAAGCCTCGCAAAAAGAAAACTTCTAAGAAGAAGGATGAATAATGGATTACGAGGTAATAGGCGGACTTAAAAACCCGAAGCTTTCTGACCTCAACAACAAGGCGATTTCTAAACTATATGAATTACTGGATGGGTTGGACGCTAAGTCTGACCCAGATCTAGTAAGAGCAGTAGTCGAGTCTCTAGCAAAATTAAATTCATCTCTTAAGGGCAGCGACATTCTCCCACAAGAGGAAAGCACGGAAGAGAAGAAGGCAAGAGAAGCTCAGGAAACAATTAAGGAGGCTTTAACATTATGATGACAGATGAGATAATCTGGTCTATAAAAGATTGGGGGCGTGAGCATGGAATAAATAATCCAGACAAACAAACTATTAAGCTCATGGAAGAAGTTGGTGAACTCGCTAATGAAATATCTCGTAGCAGATATAATACCCCAGAAGTAAAAGATGCTATAGGCGATATTGGAGTAGTGTTGATTATACTTGCAGATATTCTTGGATACGACTTTAAGGATTGTCTAGAGCTCGCTTATGATGTGATAGAAGGAAGAACAGGCAAAACTGTTAATGGGAGTTTTATAAAATCCGAAGATGCCTAAGATACTTGAGTGTGAATATACTGGAGACGAGACATTAACTGCTGACCAAATCAGGTTGGCTCTTTCTGGTGATTATGAAGGGTTTAAATATTTCTTTGAGAATTGCCTCTTAATCCAAGACCGTGATACTCGCCAGTATATCCACCCTAAGATGAACGCTGGACAACAGATGATTGCCAAGGCTATCTTTAAAAATGTAGATAAGAAGACGAGGAAGAACGAACACAGAGAAATTGTGGTTATTGGCCCTCGTCAGTTTGGTAAGTCTACCTTGTTTACAGCGATAGGTGATTACCTCCCGGCCTATGTGCCAGGGATGGAAAACCTTAACACGGTACATACTCTCCAGACAGGTACTACTGCTGGTAAGTATTTCAAGCAGAAAATTGCACCTATTGTGGCTAATGTTCATCCGGCCATCTTTCCTACTATCGAGAGAGATACTCTTGGCACTTCTACCCTTCTCAGGTTTAAAGATGTGAAAGGTATTCCTAGAGGAGGTTATTATGAAATTACATCAGCTGGCTCTAACTCTGTCCGTTCTGGTACTGTATCAGTATGGCTATGCGATGAGCCTTCAGAATATCGTAATCCAGAGATGGTGGAAGATGCTGTCTCTGGTGCTATCTCATCTTACGCGTGGTCATTTACTGCATATATCGGTACATTCTCTGACCGTTTGTCAGATTACTTCTTGAACAAGATTAAGCTTGCATTAGATAATCCAGAGGATATTGAATTGATCTTTATTCCTTGGTTCTTGGTTTATGGTCGTGAGGGGGATGGTCTAGGGTTTACTGAAGATGACCTTACTGAATATGACCGAGATGTCATTATTCCAGAGATGCGTAAGTATGGTATTCCTCAGTCGGAGTGGTTTGATAAATTGGGCTGGTATCATACTCGTGCACTACGTACGTCTAAGATGCGCTACGAATTCCCTTCCTCAATCGATGATATTATCAATATGACCTCTGATAAGATGGTATTTGATGAAAGATCAATAGAGAAACAAAAGGCAAACATATTAGCTGGGAAGAAATATCGCATCGTTACTGATAATGCTACAGGAAAGGTAGAAGCTCAAGAAACAGATGAGTCTCCCCTCACTATTTTTAGAGAACCTATCTATGGGCATAGATATCGTATCGCTATTGACCCTATTACTGCTAGGTCTGCCGATACAGATAACTTTGTAATGCAAGTGATGGACCTAGATAATCACGAGCAAGTAGCAGTATTTAGAGATAGAGAGTTACAAGACGAGGATTATGCAGACTGGGCAGTTTCTATTGGGACGATCTATAATAAGGCCCAACTCTGCCCTGAGATTAATGTAGCCAATGGCTTTATCGTGGCAGTAAACGCCAGAAGATATTACCACTGGTATTACGAGGATAAGAAGGCAAAGGCAGAAAGGTCTCCTGGGCTTAGAACCACCGTGAGTACCAAAGAGAAGATGATTAGTTCCTTAGAGGCACTATTGGACAGGGACAATATAATAATCCACGACGAGTATACAATAGAAGAATTTTCTACATTCGTGAAATATGTTAAGAGGCGCACAGATGGAACTACTACTGTAAAGATGGAAGCGAAGAAGGGTCATCACGATGATGACATCGCCGCTTTATGGATTTATGCTGGTAGTCTAGATTTGCCACAAATTGAGGGGAGAAAAAGGAGTACCTTTGCGATTATTTAAGGTTGGTTTATTCTGGCGTATTTTAACGCCTATTGGTATATCTAAGAAAAAATTTCTAAGAAAGGAATCAGCTCAGAAATTTATGGATATGCATGATAAACATGGAATAAGAATAAGAAAGGAGAAAAAATGGCGATAAATGTTATTGCAGATATCATGAAACATAAAGATGAGGAAATAATCGAGTTCCTCTCCAAGACAATGACTGGCATAGTTAAGAATTATGATGTGTCAGTAAAAGAAAAAGATCCCTCTCTTCTATGGGGTAATATTGGTGATTTAGTCATGGTGTCTAGCGTTCTCAAAGCGATGAAGGAACGCAATAATGAAAAGCTTGCACAAATGCAAGAACAGTTATAAAATCAAAGTATTAACAATTTAATGAAAGGATACTGATGGAAAATACTCCAGAAGCAGCCGGCGCAGCACCAGCTCCGCAGACTGAAGCAACACCTAATAATACTAATACAGAGCCAGCTGCAGCTCCAGCTCCAGCTCCAGATATGCACGGTTTCACTAGTGAACAACTTGCTGATATCGACAAATTCTTCAAGGCTAATGGAGGCTTTGATGCTATTAAATCAAAGATTAGCAATCCGCAACCAGCTCCAGCTCCAACTCCAGTTGAACAGCAAAATGAACCAGTTGCACAACAAACTCAACCGCAAGCGCAAGAACCAGCATATAAAGCTCCAGAGGGTTCTATTACTGCTCAAGAATTCCTAGCACAGCAATATTTTCAAGCTTTATCTAAGGAAGAAAAATACGCTAGTATTGCAGATAAGATCTCTACTGGTGATGTGCTAAAAGAGATGGCAAGCTTCAATATCCAACCACTTAATAGAGACGGTTCTATCAACGACCAGATGGTACGTCGTTACCTTGATCTAAAAGCACAGACCGTTCCTGCAAAAGCTACTAGTACAGAGCCAAGCGCATCCGCAGCTCCTACTGTAGAGTATGTTGAAGTTGGCGATAGTATTTCTAATATCAACCAGGCTTATGAGGTACTAGCTCAAGACGCAAAGCTTCGTTCCCAAGGTTTAGCTGGCCATCCAAAGATTAGTTTGGCTGAAGCATTTATCAAGGAACAACTTTCTAAAAAGAAATAGAATTGTGATATAATAAAATTACTCCTATTTAAAGGATAGTTGTTTTGGAAAATACCCCGTAGACACACTCAGATGGGGTATTTTTCTGTTCCGTGAATAAACCTAGTATAATAAAGATATGGAAATTGATTATAATGTAAATAATAAGACAGAATGCCCAAAGGTTGACTGTCGTAAAAAAGCTTGCAAATGTGGCCTTAGGTTCGTTTCAATCCCATCTGCTCTTACTAAAGAGATGGCTCCTAAAAATGGCGACTATTGCAACGCTATCGTAAAATACGAAGAAACTGGTGAAGTATATATTTATAGCCAGGAAGGTATTCCTGTAAAGGTGAAAGATGGCTCTAATTCCTAGAATTAAACCAGAGATGATAAAAAACCAGCCAGATCAAACTGCGGCTGTTATTAACAGGTTGATTGACGAAGTAAATAAGTTGAGTCAGTCTAAGTAATTTTTCATTTTAAGGCATATCATTGTATAATCAAGGTATGGCTATATTACCTGATAACGAATACACTGAGTTTGAGAACAGATCGTATGTAAATCCACAGGTCTCTCTAGATGAGCAGACTGCTTTTATTGATAATCTTCGCTCAACTCAACAAGCAAACAATCAGCAAATTAAAACTGATACGTATAATCTTGGTACTGCTGTACCTAGCAATCTTGGTGGACTAACTGGTGGTGAGGGGTATTTTACTTCTCGTTATCAGACACCACAAACGAATTCTTTGGCAAACGATTTAAGATCCGTTGCTCAAGCTAGCGCTTTGAATCAGATTCTTGAAAATGAACAAGCTAAATGGAAAAATAGATATAATAAAGCAAGAAACGCTAATGCGATAAGAAATGCCACTTCTAAAACCTCTTCAACAGGTTCAAATGCAGGAGGTTCTAATCTCGGTATAGACGTAAATTCTGGTAATTCTGGAAAAGATGGGGTCAATGAGAATACTACAACTACTGGGCCTGGCTATATCAATAGTGTCCGAGGAGGCTTAAATATCTATACAGACCAAAATGGTAAAAGATGGACGTTGCGAAATCCAGAAGAAGGGGATGAGACTTTATTGGGTGGTTTAACAAATGTTGGAGGGAATTTGCTCCGTACTTTTCCAGACGGTACTCCGCTTACTAATGGAGCCGTTTACGATGCTGGTGGCGGTCGAGTCTTTATGTATATCCAAAATTCGCAATATCCTAATGGCTCCTTTTTCCGAGTAGGAGATTCACCAACAATGTCATATAGATAGGAGAAAAAAAGGATGAATAACGATAACGTAGAAATGAAAGATATCTTGAAAGAACAGAATCCGCCCCTAACTGGCCTTCCACGATATGTTCCCGGTTCTAGCGGTTTTGGGTTGCGTGACGATCAAGGCAATGCGGTTAGCGACAACTGGTATAGTATTGAAACACCAACTCCGTCTGTTGAAGACCAAACTGCTCGTATCGGCGATTATGTTTTACAAAAAGGAACTCCAGTCGTAGTTCCTAATTCTCCGACAGACCTTTCTCAAAAATACAAAATTGCTATTGGCGGTAGCGGTCTAACTAGTCAGGAGGCTGTTGCTCAATCGGTAGATATGCCTAGTATAAGTGGTGGTGCTGTCCAAGGGGCGGCTATTGGTTCTCTGTTTGGCCCAGCTGGCACGTTATTTGGCGGCTTAATTGGGGCTTTGAATGCTTATAATGCCAATGCCGAAGATGCTCTTAAAAAATGGCAAGAAGAGAATATAAAATATGATACTGCCGTAGAATTCTATAGAGATGATACTGGCAAGTTAAAATATAAATTAGATTATTCAAAAATGGGGACTGGTGGTCCTCGTTCTGGTGAAGGTATTAAGGAAGCACAAAATAGAGAGACCCAAGTTTCGTTAGGTGATGATGGCAGGCTAAAAGTTACGGTCTCTCCAATATTCGCATCTACCGCTAGATTCCAAGAGTTGGTTAATTGGATATCTGAAAACTATGCTGGGCTCACGAAAGACACTGAGAATTATGAACAAATATTAGAAGAAATTAAGAATGGCATAGACGGTGAAACTCAGAGTTATGTAACGAATATGAGGCTTTACGCAGATTATGCAAATAGATTTCCTGATGCTAGCCCAGAGGCGATTGTAGCAGCTTATATGACGGAAGTGTCTGGATATATCGACCCAGAAAAAATGGGCGATTTTGCAATGTCTGTCATTGGCACAAGTGGCATTGAAACTAAAACCGCTAAAGATTTCTTTGATTCTGTGCTTAATATGAGTCTTGATGATAGAAATAGGCTGCTTGAACGATTAAATGAAATTGTTTATGGCGATAATGATTATGGAGCGAACGAGAAGGCAGTTGCATATGGCGAATTAAAGGCTCTCTATACTGTGGCTCGTAATCCAGAAGGATATGAGAATGATAAGTATCAGGGGATGTTAGATGCAGACTTCTTCGTTACTCTTATGAACAGCTTTTCTCCTCTAGGCCTCAATGCCGGGGATGTCCTCCACTTTGTGTCTGGTGGTAATCTGATACAAACCAAGCAGGAGTTCTTAAACCAGAATGATTTTGCTAGGTTTGTTGGAACGGTTGGTAGTGTCGGGGCTGGCTTTGGTTTATTCAAGGGGGCAACAGCCTTAATTGAAAAAGGTATG